CAATAGATAACCACTGGAACTACGGTCAGGAGTACCGCAACCAGATGATGGCTCCGGAGTACGAGCCCGAGATGCCGAAATGGGATGAACTCGACTGGGAGAAAGGCGATTTGATTGACTTTGACGCTGAAGAAAGAGAGAGCTACTATGTGATGACTGCCGAACTTAACGGCGTTAAATACGAGGGAACCGGAATCTATTCTTGTGGCGAATTAATTAAGGTCGAGGGTATTGAAATCTCAAAATAAGATAAAATGAAAAATAAAATCAAGTTTAATGACAGAAGAGAGGATCGATTTAAGGTACTCCCATTAACGCTTATGGAACAGGAGACGGTTATTGACGCCCTGAATTATCTACTCGAAAATGATAATGGGGCTATTGCTCCGTCATGGTTTGGATTGCTACAACGTTTCGTAGACAACTATTCAAAACTTGAACACCATAGGGCCACTACTTGTGGATTATACGCCTTTGATCGCAATCCGCAGTTTCTATTAGAAGAGTTTTGGCAGAGATCATCCGATGCTTGCCCGCTTACTTGCACTGAGGCAGAGAATGAAGAAGAGGCATTTAAGGAGTATGTCCGCAAAAGAATGATTGCCATAGAGTATTGAAATCTCAAAATAATCACTATCTTTAAACTATGGAAAGCGAATTTATTACAGGGTTTACGCCCGTAAAACCGGAAGGTGATTATTACGATCTGAAAGATTTTATTTCTTACTCAGGGTTAAAGAATCTCAAAACATCTCCGGCACACTACAAGCAATACAAAGATGAACCGGCGGAAGTCGAGACTGATGCGATGGCATTTGGTTCGGCTTATCATAAGTTCATCTTAGAGCCTGAGAAGTTTGAGCAGAGGTATTATATCTTTGATGATGATGCAATCTACCAGGTGTTGATCGGAGAGGGCTTTAAATCGCCACGTTCCACGAAGCAATACAAAGAGTGGGCAGAGAGCGAGATGCGACTGATAGGAGATCGTAAGACAATAGAGAAGTCAGACTTTCAAAAGATCAAAGACATGAAGGATAAACTCATGTCACGCTTCAGACCTGGAATGGTCAGAATCTCTGCCGTGTGCTTATTTATTATGTCCTTTGATGCGAACATGGATTTCAGATAATTATCAAGTTCTTCAATATTGGCAAACTCCCACCCAGCGTCAATAGCTGCGCGGTGAAAGTGCGGAAGGACACACGAATAATAATACCCTAACTGAGGCTGACTTTTCATACGGCGTTTCTTCCGGATCACAATTTCATATCTGCCACCGGGGAGTCGGGCAAGTTCTTCGCGGAACAGCTTGTCGTTAACTATCCGGAACTTGTCCTTCTCCTTTATGGCAATGGATTTAATCATCAGAAAGGCAAACCGCTTATTTCATCCTGCACGGTCATATCAGACTGCGGTGGCTGTTCTGTGTATTCACCCCATACCCTAAGATTGCCAAGTATAGGCTGACTTTTCTTTTCCTCATCGGTCATCGCTTCAAGTACATCTTTCGGGAGTGACTGCTTAACGAGATGCGTATCTTTGATCTTCTCATTTTTCACCTTACTCTCAAAGGCAATGAGGTCAAGATAAATGCCCTGTTCGCCCCTGAATAAGTGATTGGCCTCGATAGGGATAACAATACAATCAATCGGACCATTTTTGCCGTCCATGCGTCTGATGGCAGCCTTCAACTGCATCAAATTTAACTTACCTGAAATGTTGCTCATTTTATTTATTGTTTAGTGTTTGTTTCGTCTTCCAAGTCCTCTAACTTGTCCTTCTTCTCAATAGTAGGCAGGGTATCATACATGATTTTGTCTGCACGGTTCATATCCTTACCAAAGAGTTTTCCGATTTTTTCGGCAGCATCTTTAACGGCGTAGCTTTCGGCGGATGGTGCGGCCTTCATCACTGCATCGTTTTTCGTGTGGTTCCAGTCCATTGCCCCAGCTCCTTTGTCGGTCTGAATCGGAGAGGCTCCAATGCCATCCTGCCAAAGCATCTCATTTGAGAGTATGTCCTGATAGTAAAGCCGGATAGTAACTACGACTGAATTAGCAATAACTTGTACCTGCCGAACCTCAACGTTCCACCTTTTAAAGATGCTGGTCAGCATATACTCAACCCGCTCAATAGGAAGGTACTTTACGCCCTTTGCCATTGGATGCTCTTTCAACCATTCTTTCGGCGGCTCACGGTTTAGCAAAAGATTTGCCCCGACCTGGTTGTTTTTCAGTTCAATGTCTCCCGACACCAGTTCGTCATATGTTGGCAGTTGTCTCACTGCCGGTACATTGTCGCTCATTTGTTTCAGATTTTATGATTATAGAATACAATCTCTTTCACTGCCCACTTCGGCAGGTTCAGTTCAATGTTGCCGGACTTCCACTCACAGAATACCTGATATCCCGGCCAACGGTTCTGCTCGACACACATCTTGTAGAGCTTCAGAAGCTGCTCATACTCATACCGGCCCTGACCAATGAACTGAGGTGATGCTTCAAAGATATTAAAAGCATACGGTTTACGCTTTTCCTGTGCAATAAAAAAGAATGACCACCCACGGCTATCGCCCGTTATCATCTCCATCAGGTCAGAATAAAGAGCAGCCTGAATATGATAATCATTGTCAGCGGCGGCCCGGGTGAACCCGTCCTCTGAAGCGTCAAACGTTGTCTTCAAATCAATGATGAAGTGCTTGTTTGCCTTTACATAGTCTGGGCGAGCTTTCAGATTTATGTCGCCCTCGCTGGTCTGAAGTGTGCCGGTGATTGAATATTCAGCCTCGCCACCCGAAAGAAGCGCACGACAATAGTAATGCGACATGAGTTTATCCTTCATGTCTTTGATCTTTTGAAAGTCTGACTTCTCTATTGTCTTACGATCTCCTATCAGTCGCATCTCGCTCTCTGCCCACTCTTTGTATTGCTTCGTAGAACGGGGGGATTTAAAACCTTCACCAATCAGCACTTGGTATATTGCGTCATCATCAAAGATATAATACCTCTGCTCAAACTTCTCAGGCTCTAAGATGAACGTATGATAGGCTGAACCAAATGCCATCGCATCGGTTTCCACATCCAGTGGTTCATCTTTGTACTGGCGATAATGTGCCGGTGACTTTTTCAGATTCTTCAATCCGGAGTATGAGATAAATTCTTCAAGTGAATAATAATCTCTATCAACTTTTACGGGCGTGAACCCTTTGATATATTCGCTTTCCATTACTTTGGTTCTACACTATCAATAAGGATCAATTCACCGCAGGAGTAAGTTCCGGTTCCCTCAAAGGTGAATCCCTCCACCTCGCAGGTCATCACGCAATACTCTTCCCGTTCGTCTTTATCTTCGTCGATCATGTCGCCCCGTTCCCACTGGTAGGAGGACCAGTTCTTTTCAATCTCAGCGGCAAGTTCCTTGGGGTCTGTATCGCTGAAGTGTCCTTTGCTTTCAAGGTACTTGTCGTAACTTCCGATTGTCATGCTATTTGGTAGGTTCATGATGTTCAGTTTTTGTTTTCAAATGATTTGTTTATTTCTACTGCCTTGATGCGTTTGATAGCACCGGCAACATAATGCTCAAGTTTCAGGTCAATGATGTCCTTTCGGTAGATTTCGACAACGGAGTTAATTTCCTGCTCAGTGTCACACTCCATTAACTCGTGGATCACCTCACGTGTGCGGTCAGCACGTTCAAGTTTTTTCTGATTGATAAAGTTCATGTTATAGATATTTAAAGATTATACTCCGCTTGTCTGACCTCTGATGGCCGTAACACTTAACTGAAGGCTTGTTGCACCCGTCGGCACCGTTGAAAATACACCCCGCGCAACCGTTAGTCGCATCAACTGTCCGGTATCTTTTGCCGTCAATGATCTCAGTTCCTTCCATTGCTCCGGTTTCTTCGTCAATCTCCGGCCAGTACATTCCTGATTCCTTTGAAACCTCAATAAGTTTCTTAATGACTTCGGCAGACTTTATAATCTGGTCCGCTTCGTCGGCTAATATCTGTGCTAATGTTCTCATGATGTAAATTTAAGTTATGAAAAGCTCAAATAATATGATAAATGTCAGTATTATGATTTTTTGTGAATAATTTTTACCGCCTCATTCCATATTTTATTCATATCCCAATCACTGCCAATCAGCCTACGTGCCGTATTAGCAGCCCGTCGCCCAGCTTCCGGAAAACTATAACCTGAGATAACTGAACACTGTGCAGCAGTCAAATCAGAATAAGTTACAAGCAATAGGTGAATAAGCCGTCGCCCCTGACCGTTCAATTCCTGTGCTTCAACGTATTTAATAGCTTCGGCAAGTGCAGCCATTTTATCTGCCCTCGCTTGTATTTCTTCTGATACTTTCATGTCACTATTAATAGGTTAATTTTATCCTTTGTCGGCTCATGACCCAGAGAAATGATTACAGCAGTGGCATATTTTCGCAGATTTGCCCGTTTTTCTCGCCTCAGAGCGATTAACTTCCCAAAACGATACAAGTCCATGCCTGCTGCGCCTGGTATCAATACAGCCAAAAAAACAAGCCCCACGACCGAAGCTGGTAATACCACTATTATCGTTAACTCTTTCAATCCTCTTTTGTCGGAGATAAAGTTCTCCGGCTGGATAGGATTCTGAGATAATATGTAATTGAGATATTTCATCTGACGCTTTCTGAATTGGAGGTATCGGTCACAGAGGGTCATGGCTCAATGCCTATTGAGGTTAATAATTCTTCAATGGTTTTATACGTGGAGCTATCCGCATCAAAATAAAATATCGTCTCTGATTTGCCGAATCCACCAATAGAACCCTTGCGTTTTTTGGTTATCACTTCACGATAAAATTTACGCCCATTTATAAGATTACCTGGGGCAATAATAGTTAGCTCATGTTTCATTATGTGTGCAGTGTCAAATGCCATGTGCGATAGCATCTTACCCTCAATTTTCAATCCCTCTACTTTCATACTAACTCATTTCAAAAATATGAATACTATCGTATGACTGCGGTAAAAATACGGCGACGTTATTAACAGATATGTGTCGTTTTATTAACCTGCGCATCATAAATTCAGATATACGTTTGCAATTTCTTCACGCCGCAGTCCCAGGTAACGCCTGGTGATTGCCAGATTAGAATGACCGAATATATCAGACAGCAGCACCAGCGAATGTTCTGACCTGCCGTTCATCTCATATACACGACGTCCGAATGTTTTACGCAAGCTGTGCGAGCTGATGACAGGTGCACAACCTTTGAATATGCGTTTCAGCGTGCGGTTAATGGTCACCGTGGCGAATACGTGATTTTTCTGCGATTTAAATACGTAGTCTGTCGGTTTCGTGCGGTTGCGCTTCTGTAAATATTTGTATGCGTCTATCACTTTATCATTCAGCTGCACCTGGCGACGTTTACCTGTTTTCTGTTCTGTTATAATAAGGTAGTCACCTGCCTGTTTGCCTATCATATCAGCGTGTTTCAGTTTCAGCGTGTCACCTACACGCAGACCTGTATTAATGCTGAATATCACATAAAAACCGACCTGCGGCTGCCTGCCGTGCCAAAGTATGTCATTCGCAATACGCATTGCCAGGTCATAATCCAAATAATCAGACGTACCTTTTACGCTGCGTTTTTTTGATTTCAGTTTGTAGTGAAATTCACCGTTATTTATGTCCAGGTTCATTACCTTCATCACGTCTCCCGTATGTGCGTTGGTCACTTCAATCTCCGCCCCGAAGATGTTTATCATCAGGTCAGAGATTATCAGGCACTTTTTGCCGTCTGCAATAGCTTTTTTGACCATAGCGATCTGCACCTCGTTCAAATAGATTTCACTCATAGCTTCCGGTATATTGATCTCTGATTGTCCTCAACTTCGTAGTTAATCCTGCCGTCCTCACGAACCTCACGCAACCGGCGAAGGATTGTCCCGTCCATCAGTGCCGGACGCTCGCAGATTGACCGCACACGGTTCACAAGCGAATGAACGGGGAAGCTTGGACCGCTTATAAGATTGTAGGCTAACCAGGTTGAATCGTACACTGTAGCAGGGCCGACAGTATCCACTTCATCAGAATTGAATATCTGAAACGACGGTTGCCCGTCAAAGTACACGCAAAGATACTTTCCGTCTGCGGTTTTCGTCGCCAGTCCTTTCTTCTGAAAGTACGGGCTTTCTCTGTTCGTGATTTTTACATTTTTCATGATGATCTTTTTTTATTATAACCTTAAATTGATTGAAATATTGCATACCACCTTTAACGGTCATATCCTACTTTGAATAACTTATTGCTTTTACAAGCACTCAGGTCAGAGGCGTCCTCGCGGTCTAAAGGCTGGGTTGATTTCGGAAGTTATGACCGACCGGGTTGTCAGGTGTAGGACATTGCCCGGATTTGCTTATCTCTCCAGACCTCCTATCCTGCTCTGCTTTTGTTTTATGCCCGATAAATCGGCATGGAGAGAGCTGTGTCGGAACTCTCCTGTCGCCGGTGTCGTAACCAACATCACATGGTTGTTCGGACCAGTAGTTGCACCGGCGAACAGAAGAGCCTTATTTTGTTTCTTATCCATATGAGTGGTTACGATACCATTACAAAGATAAGAATAATCTTTAATTCAACATATCAAAGAACTGTTATTTTTTTATTGTTCAGCCCTCAGTACAACACAACCGCCTAAAGTCACATCAAAGAAACGTGTCTGACCTCGAAAGTAATTAGGAGGTGGCTGCATCGGCAGGTAAATTGAAATGTAATAATGATGCCGTCCAGGTCTTAATTGTAAGTTAGTAAAACGTCCGTCCCCACAAACTGGTATCTCGTCTGTGCGGTTAATAGGATAAGGCTTGCGTACCGGACCGATCATTACGTCATCTACATAAAGCTGCCAGCCGCTTATTTCATTTGTCCAGAACGTCACGTTGCCCGTTGTTATCGGTTCCTCGATCTTCTCACATGAGAAAAACAGCAGTGCCATGATGACAGCAAATAAGATAACTGCCAGTGCTGCTAATGATCCTTGTTTACTTGCTTTCATGATGTTCAGTTTTAAATACAACGCTAATTTATAGCTGTTATTATTCAAAATCTATGATAAATGTCATGATTATGATTTATTTTTGAATTTATAGCAAAAAAAAAGGGCCACCCCAACGGTGGCCCTCAACCCTGAAACTAACACCATGAAAAAACGGAACATGAGAAGAACAAAGATACACAAATTAAAATAAAAAACTCCGATTACTTTATTCACCGGAGTTAGTCGCTTAGGCTGCTGCCTTTAGCTGTGGCATAAATGAGTTGCCGTTTGATTGTTCGTTCCTTTCCCTGTTACCTACTATTATGCCGTCAATGCTACGTCAGCCCCTTGAGTGAAGGGAAGCGGCCTACTCTGTATCTCGGCATCTTATTGACTTCCCTCTCACCATCACTGGCGAGTGATATGGCGGATAGTTATATGAGCTTTCAGCGATCATTGCACTCAATCCGTATCAGAACTGCGCCTCTTTATACGGCTCGCTGGCCTATCCATTTGTGGAGCTGGTGGGTGCTGCCCCCACGTCCGGTCATATTTCAATAACAGATCATCAAAGAACTGACACAAATATAAACTATCAATCATTCAAAAGCAAATAAAAAAAAGGGAGTTATTTTGCTCCCTTTAATCCTCGCTGATCCTGATGAAGTTGCGCTCACCACGCTCTTCCGCTTCTGTCAGTCTCTTATTTAGTATATCTGACCATGCCCTTGAATTTATCAGTCGGCCTTTTATCCGGCACTCGCCGACCAAGATACAACCTCGTGTGTCGTTCTGGTCATTGCCTGGATGTATCATCACCGAAGTGAAGCCCTTGACGTTTTGCAGGTACGGCATCGGACGTTTGAACGTCGGACTCATCTTCATCTTCAGTTCGTATTCACCAGCAGGGATAGCCGTCTGGCCGTAAATTTTACCTTCACCCGGATCATTGAAATCACCGTCATCATTCAGGTCAATCAACTCACGAACGGGGTCTTCCAATGTAGAACAAAGAAACTCAACCCCGTCATAAATACGCCCCATTGTAAACAGAGGTGTGTGATCTTTGCGGTAAAGGTAAAGCGTCATCAGAAAGTAATATTTGACCCGAACATCAGAAACCAGTTAGCCTTTGCCGGGGAGTCCTTCACGAAATCATAACCTATTCCGAATGAAGGACTCAACCCGTAGAAGTCAAACGCAGAAGCCGTGACAAGAATACCCATATTTGGCCTCTCCTGTGTCGCCAGAGACAACTGCGCCGCAAAGGAATACACATTGTAAGGTTCGCCGTTAACGAGCTTATAAAGGCTGTAAGAGGCTCCAAATCCTATGCGCGAAACAATAGATGTTTCAAATGCCGAGAACTTGCCGTCAATAAACACAGGCTTAAACACCGGACCGGCAATAGTAAACTCCGGTCGGATGAGCAGTGTACCCGTCAGGGCTTTGTCTGCCGTGAACTGATCTGCGGTCACGGGCTGAAAGAAACCGCGAAACGGCGACT